GCGTGGCAACAAGTGAAAGCTGGACGGATAAAAACTCAGGCGAGAAAAAAGAAGTGACCGAATGGCATCGCATTGTCATTTATCGAAAATTAGCTGAGATCGCTGCTCAATATCTACATAAAGGATCGCAAGTGTATGTTGAGGGAAGATTAAAAACTCGTAAATGGCAAGACAATAACGGTCAAGATCGTTACTCCACTGAAATCCAATGCGATAACTTTCAAATGTTAGGCGGTCGAAACCAAGATGCCACACAAAATCAACCACCTAAACAGCACGATAAACAACAAAAAGCACAATCTAAACCTCAGCAATCTGAGCCGCCAGTGGATGCGTTTGATGACAATATTCCATTTTAGCTGAGGTGCATTATGGGCGCAAAGATAGATTTAACCGATGCAGATAGCAGAGATGAAATGAGTATTGATGTTGATGATATTCATAGCATCACTTCACAAGATAAAGGAGCATATATCGTCCTTAAAACCGGCAAGAGCTTTCTTGCAATGGAAAGTCAAAGCCGTATTTTAAGAATGATTGCAAGCACTAAATAACGCCTTTTTAGGAGGTGAAATGGATAACGAGAATATAGAGCAACAACTAAAAGAGCTTTACAAACAAGAGCAAGCTCTCTACTTAGAGATTGAGCGTGTTCGTGAACAAATTAGAGAAATAATCAACTACACTAACAAAAATAAGGCCGCTAGATAGTGGACTTTAAATTTACAAGGATGAGTAAATATGTGGTTTAAAAATGCGATCATTTATCGCCTAACAAAGAATATTGACTTCGGTGAAATCGAATCAAAACTAAAAGAATGCCAATTTACGCCGTGCGAACCGTCTGAGATTAGTAGATTCGGTTGGACTGCACCGTTAGAAACAAATGGTGATTTAGCCTATTTTGCAGATAACAAAGTTTTACTAATGGCTAAACGTGAAGAAAAGATTTTGCCGGTAGATGTGATCAACCGTGAACTAAATATCCGAATTGCGGCACTTGAAGAAAAAGAACAGCGAAAATTAAAGAAAACCGAGCGCCTATCATTAAGAGATGATGTTGTTGCATCACTAAGCTCTCAAGCATTTTCCAAGTTTAAATTTACCGCACTTTTCATCGATTTAAAAACAAAACTGATTTACGTTGATGCAGCATCATCAAAAATCGCTGAAGATGCCCTAGCGCTATTGCGTAAATCACTAGGATCACTTCCAGTTATTCCAGTTAGCTTTAACAAAGCGCCTTGCGAGGTTATGACTGAGTGGATTGCAAATAAAGAGCCTAATTGGCTGATCTTGTTAGAAGAGGCTGAGATTCGTGAGAAAAACGATCTTGGCGTAATCAGTTGCAAAAATAAATCATTGCTCGATGAAGATATTGTGGAGCTTGCACAATCAGGGCTTGTATCGAAACTTGCTCTCGAATGGGAAAACAATCTCAAATTTGTTTTGCGTGATGATGGAACACTAAAACGGTTGAAATTCGATGACCGTATCACAGAGCAAAATGATGATATTTCCAAAGAAGAAATTGGCAAACGCTTTTACGCTGATTTTATTTTAATGGCCAACGTGCTATCAGGCTTATTGAATGAGCTATCAGTTGAATTTAATGGATTAAAGGTTGCACTATGAAAACAGCAGAAGAAATTTTAGAAGAACGAAAAAATACGCATGGCGATTTTGAAAAGGGTGCGCAAGATTTTGCACAACTAATGCGCCCGGTTGTCGAAAAATGGTTAGCTGGCACAATTAGCAATGTTAAATTTTATGGTTTAACAATGGCTAATGCAAAACAAGTGAGAATCTTGAATGGAGATTCAAGCCTTGCTGATCATTATATTGATGCCGCAAATTATTTTACTCTTGCCGGAGGGCTTTATAAGGCAAGCAATAATGAAACCAAATACGCTATGAAAGGCGGCATTTCATTGTGCGGAGGGCGTGGGCATGAATGAGATTAAAGTCGGCATTCGCTATTCTCGATTGGCAGATATTTTCGTTTGCTATTTCTATGTAAGAATGAATAGTAATAATGAATCCGCAATAGAACTAGCAATCAATGATGTTAAAGAAAATTGGATATTATTCGGCGCTGAAATGAGAAATGACATTATCAATATCTCAGAATTAGCATTGCAAGATGTACCGAATACTGATGTTGTTGCTGAGTTTATCAAGTGGGCAAAACACTATTTCGATGCGCCGCAAGAAACAAGCACGCAAAGACCTTTGGTTGATATGTTGCCAGTGGTAAATCTTAAACAGTAATTTTTAACGTAGCTCACGAAAGTGGGCTTTTTTATTATCTTAAAAATGAGGAAACAAATGAAAAAATCTTTATTAGCACTAGCAGTAGCAACCGTTGCGGTATCAGCAAACGCAGCAAAATTAGCGGAAGTAGCTGATGAATTGGAATACCAAACTCAGTTTATCAGACAAAACAGTGAAGCTATTATTCAAACACAAAAAGCGACAACTGCTGCATTGAAAGCTTCTAGTGCAAATACTAAAGATATTCGCAAGAATAGAAAACGTGCCAATGCCGGAACTGCTGCGGTTGCCGCTATGGCAAATATTCCGCAAGTTTATCTATCGGGAAAATCAGGCGTTGGCGTTGGTGTTGGTTATAAGCACGGTCAATCAGCTTTAGCGGTTGGTTATTCTCGTGCGATCGATAACGGTAAACATATCATTAAGGCATCAATCGGGCTTGATAGTCAGAAAGATGCAACAATCGGTGCTGGTTATATGTATCAGTGGTAATTAACAATAGGCGTTCCAATCGAGCGCCTTTTGTTTTAAGGAGATAAGATGAAACCAATTCTAGATGTTTGCTGCGGCGGTAGAATGTTTTACTTTGATAAGGATAATCCAAATGTGCTTTTTGCAGATATAAGAAAACAAAAACTAAGTTTTAAGGATCGTGACAAAATTAGACATTTAGAAGTATCGCCTGATGTAATTCATGACTTCACTGATATGCCATACCCTGATAAATCTTTCAAGTGCGTTATATTCGACCCGCCACACTTAATACAAGGCGGTGACAATTCCTGGCTAGTAAAGAAATATGGACGATTAGATAAAGATTGGCAAAATCAGTTATTAAAAGGCTTTCAGGAATGTATGAGGGTGTTAGACGATTATGGCACTCTTATTTTTAAGTGGAATGAAACACAAGTACCAGTAAGCAAGATTATCTCGCTCTTTGGTGAAACGCCAATAATCGGGCATAAATCGGGAAAAGCAAACAATACGCATTGGATGTTATTCATGAAAATTGAGGATAAAGAAAATGAAAGAATTTAATTTAGAAGAAGCCATTAATGGTAAAGCATTTTATTTAAAAAATGGTTACAGAGGCGTAATTAAATATTGCGTGGACGATATATTGACCTCAGAAGATAGAACACCACGTTTTGCTTATATAGGCTATGTTTTAGATAATCGAGGTTTTTTAAATCTTAGCAAAGCAGCTTGGGATGAAAATGGAATCACTAATGAACCTCGTTCCTATGATGCAGTAGGAATGGTTGAGGATATGTTAGAACAAAACACTGAAGAGAAAATGAAAATGAAACCATTTGACTTAAAAGCAGCCTTGAATGGCGAGCCTGTGATATTGAGAAATGGGAGTAAGGCTTTTATTTTTAAAAACGTAAAAAATACGCACGTACTTGATTTTGAAGTTGATTACCCTTTAATTGGAATGATTCATAACCGCGCAGTAGTGCAGACTTGGTCGCTCGATGGGAGAACCTCTCTCACCAATGACTGCGCAGATAGAGATATTGTAGGAATGTTTGAAGAGCCAAAGATTAGCATTGAAGATTTACCTAAACCGTTTAAGCCTAATAATGGTGAATCTTACTTCTATATTACAGGTGGCATTGTTGAGTATGAAGATGATTATTGGGATTCAAATAAATTCGATAAATCCTCAGCAGAAAGAGGCGGTTGCTATCGCACAAGAGAAGATGCTCAAAAATGGCCTGATTTTATGAAGAGTATGATGGAGTAAGTGATGGATATTATTAATTTAATTAAACAGCAAACGCCTGAAGAAAGACAGGCATTATTCAACGAATTTATTAAACTTTTAAACCAAAAAAGAGAATACGTTGATATTCCTGAGCGTATTGTATGCTCCGTCTGCCAAGTGTTTGTAGATGAAAGAGATGGTACAAATGAAGATGGCAGTGAAATTATCCATGAAGTATATGGATTAAGACACTATGATCCATTCATGCGTAAGCAGATTAAGGAACTGGAAAAACAATACAAGTATGCTCTTTTAGATTGGGAACAAGGATTCTTAACTAATAAAGGACGTTTTGTTAATCGCATAGAGGCGATGGAAATTGCCAAAGAGCAAGGGCAAGTCATACGGTTATCTGGCTCGCCTAATACTGATATTTTATTTTCAGAAGATTTATATTAGGAGTAAGTATGATAAATGAAGAGACTGAGGCTTGGCGCAAGTACCGTCAAGATAAAGCAAATAAACGGCTAAAAAATTTAGAATACAGCACCAATCTACTCAAAGAAAAAGGAATTCAGTTTGAATCGCATAATTTTGGCAAGCAGTTAGTCATTCTATGCGTTGATCCTAAAATAGATTTTTATCCATCAACAGGATTATGGATTGAGCGCACAACTCGTTATAAGAACAGAGGCATTCGCAGTCTTTTGGCGCATATAAATAACAAAAAGGAGTAAACATGAAAGGATTTACAGAATGGCTAATCTATTTATTGACTAGCGCTTTTGTCATTGCGATGGCTGGGGCTGGAATAGGATTATTTTTAGGTGTAGCGTGGAAAGCGTTTTGCTGGGTGGTGTGATATGGGAAAAGTAAAAATAACCAAATTATTTTGTGATAGATGTGGCAATGAAATTATGCCATTAAGTAATGATAACACTGAATATTTAATGACAAATTTATATGTCAAAAAGAATTGGGGTGCAATAGGTGTGAGTGGAAATGCCGGAGGTATTGACGAAAAACAAATTGACCTATGCAAAGAATGCACTTGTAAGCTAAATCATTTTTTGTCTAGCCCTGATGTTGCAGAAACATCTACAACAAGGGGGTAAACATGACTGCACCATCTTTAGCCTATCAAGATGCAATGAATGGCATTGCTATTTTATATGATGCATTATCTAATGCAGAAAATGAGTTAGATAAATTAAAAAACGCTTGGATTAAATGTAGCAACAAAGCGCCAAAAGTAGGGCAAAAAATTATTTTTTTAAATGATGAATCAGGAGATGTCGATGTTGGTATAGTCAAAAGAATTGAAATAGAGCCTAATCACCATGATGTATTCGCACTGACTTTTAAATATGCTGTTGTTACGAACACAGGCGGTGAATATATTGGAATAGCCACCCATTGGCAACCACTTCCAGAACCGCCTAAAGATAAATAAGCAAACCGATATAAGCCGCACAAGGAAGTGTGGCTTTTATTTTACATGGAGATTTTATGGAACAAGTCACTTTATCTAAAAAAGCAGAAGAAGAAATTGTTAAGGCCGCAAAAATGGCGGCGTTCGCTGCTTTTACTGAAAATAGCAAAAATCTCATGACCATTGGAGATATTGCGATCTATATCAATAAATCCTATAATTTTACGGCGAACAACATTATCACAAGAGCTGATTTTCCATCGGCAAGATATTTAGGCTCAGAAAACGAGCAAAAAAGATACGTTGCTGGAGAGATTGTGAAATGGGGGATTCGTTACATGAAACGCTTATAAAGAATTTATACACCGCACCAAAACTGCACCAAAATGAATATAAATAATTGATTTTATACGCATTAAAGATGCTGACCCTAGGCACCACATAATTTATA